TATAATGTCTGTTCTGACAGGTCCATCTGCAGGTAATAATTCTTTGTAAGCTTGAGCTTGAAATTGAGTAACAGCTTCTGCAAGAACTGGGTGTGTTGCACCTGAAGCTCCTTGGAAAGGTTCTGTTCTGTTTTCGTATTTAAATCCTAGAAGATCTAATCCACTTGTATATGCATTCTCCCAATCTTTTCTTGAAGATTTGTAATCCATATAATTTTGAACCATTTCGTTTCCAATCGGCTCTAAATTTTCTTCTGGTAAAATATCTGCTAAGTTATCAAAATGATTTTCTGTGCCCGGTATGTTTATAGCTCCCGGTTCAAAGTCGATAGTTGCACCACCATCTTCTTCTGGTACTACTTCAACTGGTCCTTTTTCTACTTCTTCTTCCTGAACACTAACTTCTTGCATCTCTTCTTCTGAAGGGATTTCAATTTTCGTACG